CCAAGCACTGCGCGACCTACCCGCCAACACCACCGACCCGGCCAACCCGGTGTGGCCTACCAAGCCAGGGAGTAACTAACCATGTCTACCTTAAAGACCACAAACATTGCCCACCCCAGCTCGGCCAGCAACAACATCGTGCTGGACAGCAGCGGGAACGTCAGCATCGACGCTGGCACGCTTTACGTGGATGCCTCGAATAATCGGGTGGGGATTGGCACTACGACGCCTGGCGCACCTTTAGAAGTTAACGGCGGCGACGGAATCCTTGTCAAGGGCTCCAGCACTGACTCGTTCTTGCAAAACTATGCAACTGCAAACAATTACATTGAGTTCAAAGATGCAGGCGGGTCGGCAGGCAACATTAACTACAACCATACAAGTGACTACCTAAGTTTCAAGATCAACGGAGCCGAAAGATTCAGGTGCGATAGTTCGGGGCGTCTTTTAGTTGGCACGTCTACTAGCTTTAACAACGATGCTTTAATTCAATCTTATAAAGCTAGTGGACCTAATAGGGTTGCACTAAATAGCAATTCACTGGCAAACGGCCAGTCTGTCACCTTTTCATTGTCTGGCAACGGAAACAGAGAAGGTAGCCTAGGAATATACAAACACAGCGGAATTACTAATGCTTGCGCATATTTGAATTTGCAGGAAGAAGATGGCAACCAGTCTTATTTATGGACAGATAATTCTGGAAACTTTCGCATTTCCAACAATGCAGAGCATATAGGAACCACTAGCGGCACTGTCGTTGGCGCTCAAACCTCTGACGAGCGCATCAAAAACATCCTCGGCCCCGTCGATTACGGCCTCGACACGCTCAAGCAAATCGAACCCGTCCGCTATTCGCTGAAGTCCGAACCAACCAGCGAAAAGATCGGCTTCATCGCCCAGCAGGTACAGCCACTGGTGCCTGAAAGCGTCTTTGACACTGATGAGCACATCGAAGGTGAGCCCGAGGACGCGCCGACCAAGCTCGGCATGGAGTATGTCGCGCTGATTCCGGTACTGGTCAATGCCATTAAGGAGCTGTCGGCTGAGGTGGATGCACTGAAAGCACAACTCCAAGCCTCCTAGACCTACTCACTACCAGTAGCGGCGTGCTATAAAGAGAAGGACCAGCGGGTTGCAGCCCCTGGTCCTGACCGATCTACGTACCTAGACCGATGACACAAGCCTATACGGCTGCGCCTTTGTGCGCCCTGACTGTCCGTGCCTGCTGGGATCAGTTCCTGCAGGAGCGGAGCATCTCTCTGAGCCCGACCAGCCTGGCCACCGACTACAACCAGGTGACCAAATGGTTGGCTCGCTGCCCCATCGAGGACCTCAGCCAAGGACGACAGGTCCTGATCTGGGTCTTACAGCAGCAGCCTGTCCTGGCATCCAGGCGGGTGGCCATGTTCGTCAAGGCCATGTACCGCTGGGCTGCGCAAGAGGACATTGGCTTACTGCCCATGAATCCAGTGGCCAACTTCAAGATGCCCAAGGCACCGCAGAAGCAGGCAGAGATCGTCGTGATTCCACGGCACGAGATCGGCCTGGTGCTGGCAGCACTGGAACACAAGCTGACCTACCGGTCGACCAACTGGAGTTTGTTTGCTGAGTTCATGCTGCAGACCGCCATGCGCACGGGCGAGGTCCGGGCACTGCGGTGGGCTGACATCAAGGACAACCGGATCCTGGTGCACAGCAACTACACCCTGACCCATGGGTTGAAGAACAGCACCAAGACCAACAAGGAACGGTGGGTGCCGCTGAACCAAAGGGCACAGGAGATCCTGGCCTCACTGCCCAGGGATAACGAGTACATCTTTCCTTGGGACCGGCTGGCCTTCCAGAGTTTCTTCAGCAAGCGGATGGCTGAGCTGCACAAGGCAGGCCTGATCGAAAAGAAGTACAGGCCGTATGACCTGAGACACGTCGCCATCAGCCGGTGGCTGGAGTCCGGCATCCCGGTGACGACAGCTGCCAAGTGGGCTGGCAATACCAGTGAGGTGGTGTGGAAGCACTATGCCGGCAGCACAACAGAATATGAGGTGCCAGTCCTATGAACCATGGCCACCAAAAGCAAGAGCGGTACCGGAAAGATTGAACATCAATCCAGGGCACCATTCAAAAAGACCAGGCAGGGCAACTCCGTCAGGAGCAAAGCCAGGCCTGGTCGTAAGAAGAGCAGGGGGCAGGGTAGGTAGCCACATGACCGTGGCTCGGTACGCTGTCCCAAGAGCTATTGCTTGCCGTGTTTGAAGTTGGTGCCGTCCTTGGTGTCGCCGGTGTCGGCGCTCTATGGAAGATGGCCGTTGAACACGGCTCAATGAAGGAGCGAATGGACGCGATCCTCAATGAGGTGAGGCTGCTGAGGGAAGATCTACAGAAAGACATCAACCTGTTGGAGGCTGATCTGAGGGATCACGAGCTACGTCTTAGGAAGCTCGAAAGCAGATCATGAATCCAGTTGAGATGCCACTGGAGCTTGACCTGAAAGCAGAGGCCAGGCACCGGGAGCTTCTCGACATGTACGACAACGAGGAATGGGGGCAGCTGCTGGCTGCAGCGGAGCTACTCAACGAGGCACTGAAGGTCCAGCAAGCTATGAACAAATGGCTGGCTAAGGAAGCAGCGGATAATCTTGGAGAAGCCTGGCAAGCCCATCGGGCTGCACAGCGCAATCATTAACCACCACCATCACCATGGATTTCCTTTCCCATCCTGCGTTCTGGATCGTTGTGGCAGCAGCCAGCGAGCTGATCGCCCTGTCCCCTCTTAAGAGCAACAGCGTTGTGCAGCTGGTGTTCCAGGTGCTGAACCTGCTGAAAGCAAAAAAGTAGTAGAGGTTGGCTGGCGGCAGTGGTGGTTTGAACTGACACTGCCTGCCAAGCTGGATCAAGCAGAGGCTGAGTGGCATGCTGCTCAGCCCAAGGATCCAATGCCCGTGACCATCCACCACCCTGTCGATCCTGAGCTGCAGACTGGCGAGAGCCAGCTGCTAGGTGGTGCAATGGAGATCAAAGCCCCATGGCGCACTGACGCCAGTCCATCCAAGGAGTAAGTCATGTGCGTGCCAGGCGCTCAAATGAATGGAGCGAGTGAGTCGTTGATGAACGTCTCGCAAGGCTTTGCAATGCCAGGCGGGTACAACGAACTGCTTGCCATCAACCAGGGTCCCAGCACCCCAGTCAAGTACGACGAAAGCATGGGAGGGTATGTCCCCAATCCAGGGGCGGGCCGTCCCGTCAACATCCGCTACAAAGGGTTTCCAGGCGGAGCCTAAGGAGAGTCATGCCTAAGCAAAACAAAGGCGACGCCAAGGTCGCCAAGGTCATGCGTGAGTACAAGGAAGGCAAGCTGCACAGCGGCAAGGGTGGGCCTGTCGTCAAAAATCCACGGCAGGCTTTGGCCATTGCTTTGAGTGAAGCAAGGCGGAGGAGGGGCTGATGTGCTCACCAGCCATGGTCGGTGGTGGTGCTGCCAATGTCGGCAAGGGGCTGGGCACTGGTATCAGTGAAGCCATGGCCGGCATGCGAGTGGCCAGGGAGGACGTGAAGCAGGGTGCCAACCCCATGCAAGATCCACGGATCAAGCAGATCTATGAGTCGATGACTCCAGCTTCATCGATGGGTCCGACGCAGGCTCCCAAGGCTTCACCTCAGAGTTACTGAAGTCGTAGTCCCCGTGCCTAAGGATGCGTGCCAAGCGTGCATTGTGCAGGGCATCGGCATAGGTCATGCCACCTTTGCGGTAGGCAGCAGTCACCCTGATCCATAGCTCAGGCAGGTCGACAGCATCGTCAAGGATCTTTTCTGCCTTGACTGGGCCGCATCCTTTGAGGCCTTGGTACCCATCGCTGGTGTCACCGGTCAGCGCCTGTGTCATCCATGAACGGTTGGCCTGGTCGACGCTGATGGATTCCACCTGGTCGTTGGCCAGCAGTCGGCCTGGGATGGTGCGCATGTCCTTGTCGATGGACACCATGATCGGGTCTGGGTATTGACCACCTGTTGTGAGCAGGCCGATGACGTCGTCTGCTTCCAGGCCTATGCAGCTTCTGCATTCAAAGGTTCGTTCCATCCATTGGCGCAGATCGCGCAGGCCAAGGGGCTTGCGTTTGCCAATGCGGTTGGCCTTGTAGCTGGGATCAGCTAGGTGCCTGAAGGTGGGGTAATCAGAGAAGCACATGACCATGTGATCGTGCTTTGTCACCTGTCGCCAGAAGTCCAGGCGCGTGGCGATGAAGTCCTTCACGTCACCCTGCTCCAAGTGCAGGGTGTGGGTCCATTCATCCCAGCGGATGTCGCATTCACAGGCAGCGCATGCGGTATGCAGCAGCCAGTCAGCATCAATCAAGAGGGTCATGGTTCATCTCTAGGTTGCGGGCCATCTCAGCTGCAGCACGCAGCGTGAGATAGAGGGACATGGGCTTGATGTTGCGGCCACTGGCGTACCGCAGGGCAGTGCGAAAGCCCTGGCTGATGCAGCCATTGCCCAATGCACGGGCAGCTGCTGCCTCTTCTGGGGTGCAGCGCACGCCAATCTGCAGGCGCTTCTTCTTGGGTTCGCGTGGCATCAGGAGAAACGGATGTGCTTGTACCCGTCTTTCACGGTTAGGCCTTTGTTTGTCCAGCCGATGGCGCCGTCTGGCATCTCTATCTCCATGGTGAACCAGGTGTAGCCGCAGTCACGGCAGATGCGTTGGCGCAGCACGGTGTCTGGCTCGCCTCTTCTGGTTTGTAGGACTCGATGCTTGTCGTGGCCGCAGCGTGCGCAGTTCATGGGGTTAGCCGAAGTAGTGGGACATAGGGACAACAAGGCGACCGGTGTCTGTGTCGTACAGCAACTTGTCGCAGGGACCAGTGGAACCAGAGAACCGGTTCTTGAGGACGCGCAGCTGCAGCTCATTGCGTTCAGCAACGTCACCTTGCTGGTTGCGTTCGGCACCGATGACGATGTCCGACAGCTGAGCAATGGCATGGCTGCCACGCAACTGAGACAAGGATGTCTGCGCTCCTTCCTCGTGGCCGCGGCCTTCTGGTCTCTTGAGGTGTGACACCAGGATCAGGCCAATGCCTGTCTGCTCCACCACCTGGCGGAGCTTGGTGCATGTGACGTCAATGGCACGGCGCTCATCAAGGTCTGCCAAGCCACTGATGACAATGGTGAGGTGGTCAAGGATGACCATGTCTGCACCCTCTGCATCGGCCAGGTACCTGATCTTGTTGAGCAGGTGCTCCGGGTCCATGGATCCGAAGTGGTCGTACAGGTAGCAGCGGCCACTGCCAAACACTTGGTCAAAGCCTTCCCGCAATTCGTCTTGGCTGACCAGAGACGGGTCGATGTGGATGGGCTTGTTCAGTTCAATGCCGACAATGCCTTGCATGGTCCGCTTGACCGACTCTTCAAGGGCGATGTATCCAACCTTCAAGCCATGGCCAAGGAAGTGATGGGCAATCTCCCTGCACACGGATGATTTGCCGACGCCACTGCCTGCACAGATGGTGGTCATCTCGCCTTTGCGAAAGCCATAAGTCATGTGGTTCAGCTGTGGCCATGGGTACTGGGCTACTGCCACAGACCCAGGCTTGATCAGCTCATCCCACAACTCATTGGCATTGACGATGCCATCAGGCCTGGATGGGGTTGCCTTCCACAGCAGGTCACGCAGCTGGTCGCCTTCGCCAGCCACCAGCATTTCGTTTGCATCCTTGCGGGGCAGCCGGCAGATGGCTGCCTTGCCCAAGGGCAGGACAGTCAGTGCATCTTCTGCTGCCTTCTGGCCAGGCTCATCGCTGTCAAAGCACAGCACGATACGGCTGAACTGACCCAGCCATGCAGCATTCTGTGCCAGGTATTTCTTGGCTGACTGCGCCCCGTTAGGCAGGGAGACGACAGGGAACCTGTTGCCTTGCACCTGGCTGACGGACATGCAGTCGATCTCGCCTTCCGTGACAACAACAAACAGGTTGCTGCCACCGCCATGGCCTTGACGCCAGAGGTGCTGGCCCCATAGCTGCATGTTGCTGCAGTCGCCCAGCCAGCGGAATCGTTTCTCCGAATCACGCAGGTGCTGTGCTGTCTCCTTGCCGGTCTGGTCTCTGTATGTGGCGACCTGCACTGTGGAGTCCTTGTAATTGCTGTAGCCGTAGCCGTAGAGCTTGCATGTCTCCTCGGTAATGGCTCGCTTTTCAAGGGCTTTGACGGTGATGAAGTCCAGCAGTGGTGTCACTGGCGGTTGCATTGGAGGGATAGGCCGATGCTTCTTTTCCTTGGCTGGCTGTTCGGTGTGACCACAGCCAAAGCAGATTGCATGGCCGTCGTCGTAACGAGCCAGGTTGTCCTTGCTGTTGCAGTTAGGACATGGCTCATGCTTGAGAAACTTCGATGGCATCGGTGAACCAGGTGGTGGGTATGTGTCCTTCGCACCATGGGAATCCATGGCGATCTGCCCACTGGGCATAGGTCAATGCCCCAGGCCGGCGGGACAGCTTGGCTGCTGCTCTCATAAAGCAGAAGCGAATGTCCCTGGCTGGGTGTGCTGCCTTGACTGCCAGCATCTTGCGTCTGTCCTCAGGGGTAAGCACCCCCTTGGCTTCGACGATGACCCCGTTGGGCAGGATGAAGTCAGGCGTGTACTGGGCTTCGATGATGTAAGGCAGGGCTTCGGTTTCGTATTTGAATCCAAAGCCCCGCAGCTCTATGCCAGCAGCAATGCCGACTTCAAATTGAGAGCGGTACTTAGAAGTCCGGCTCCTCGAAGACCGACGCCGAGCTGTCGAACGGGATGCTGCCTTCTTCTGGCGTTGCCCATCCGTCCTCTTCTCCGAACCCGAAGCTCTCGGCACTGCCGCCCCCTTCAACCAGATCAATGATCTGGACAGCCTTCAGCCTGAGGGTAATGCCTGCGCCGATGGCTGGCTGGTAAAAGGGGCAAGCCTCAAAGTTGACCTTGGC